TTTGTGTAGTCCAGTTATTTTTAGTATCATTTCTTATTTGAATTTTTACATCTAATGTTGTATTAGCCACGAGCTTTCCCTCCTGATATAATATCTATCTCACTATAATCAGAGCCTACACAATAATACTTTAAATCGGTATCTGACCATCTATAAGTCCTATTTGTAGAAGTTTCGATATATATATTCTTTTCGCTTCCTATGTTTGGGAACTCAATAGCAGTCTCTTTTGTAATTGTTTCGGTCTTTGTATCTTTCAGCTCTTGATATTGAGCATCGGCTTGTTCTTTATATTCATTTACAAGTTTGACGTATGCTTCATAGTCGGTTGGTGTAGGCGGAGGACTTGGAATATTCTCGGCATTATATGGTGCTGGTTTAACCGGAACCATTACTTCATTTGTCGTAATTCGCTTAGTATCTGTAAACCCATACAATGATACTGTGAAATTAGGAGAAGTAATAACCTCCCACGGAACCAAACACACATTGCCAACAATTGGAACTGTAAAGTTTTTGTCCTTAGCCGTATTATTGAATACGGCGTTCTGTGCTACTTCTTCCCAATCGTATGAAAAGTCAAACGTAGCATATAAATAATTATATGAACTCCCAACTACCTTTTGACAATCATTCCTAGTAAGTCTTTGTTTGTTTACAGAAAAACTAAGCATAAGTCACGTCCCTCTCTGTTCCCAGCCCTCGGCTTTATCAATCACGACTATATCTTCGTCTTTCAAATTACCAAGACTTTTGATTTTGTCAAGTGCCTGTTTGCCATAAACCGTGTATGACAATGTGATAATGATTGCTACTATGGCTAATACGCTAACACCTTGTATGCTCTCAGAATATTGTGGAGCAACATTGTATATTTCTATGAGTTTTGTAATTCCAGAAAGCCCAGCGGCAAGAATATCGACGCCGAGAACAACGCCGATATTCCTAACAACGCCAGTAATAAGTGTTTTCCACTGGAACTCATTTGTCTTAGACGCGATAACCGAACCTAAGATACTATTGGAAAAAGCACAAAACAACATAAAGATTCCAAAAGATGATACCATTACTAAGCTATCTAATACAGCGTTTAAAATTTCATTCAACATAGCTAGGCATCCTTTCTATATGTCATTTAGGAGATACCCATTTCATACAGTTTCTGCTCAACATATGTCCTTTGTTCCAGAGTAACATACAGACACATTACTTCTGTGGTTTCTCCTGTTTCGTGACTTGTAGTTGAAACGAGTTTCTTACCAATACTAGTCACAATGCAATAGTGACGATATAAACACTCATAAGCGACATCGCCGCCGTCTCCTGTTTTGGTGATGCGGAGTTCATCCGTTGTGGACTCGTCCGAAAACACCTTTTCGAGCGCTTCTAATGTCATTGCGCTTTCATCAATGTAAATTTCCATTTTGCTACGAATATTCGGCAATCCGCTTGGATATACCGTAGTAGGTTCAAGAACTTCATATTCTTTGCCATTTTTAAGTGTTACTTTTATCATAATTGTCTCTCCTTTAAATCAAATAGCATCCGTTCATTTGAATAATCGCACGTAAACCACCAGCTGTGGCGCCGGAAGCCACTTCGAGCATCAAATAATAGTTTCCGTTTTCCGCGTTGATTGTGAATATGTCACTGGCTGCGTAAGTTGCATAGACGCCGCCAGCCTCTCCTGTTTCGCGGTAAATAAGCTGCTGTACTACATTCCCATTAACATCACTAAGCGCTATTTTGGCATGAGAGAAAGAGTTGGACAGTGATATACTAAGATTTGCAAAGAAAAGTTTAGAATAACCTATTGTGCTAAATCCACCAAGCATAACACGGCCATATCCGCGTTCAGTGCCTCCGAATGCGTCAACCTTGATATCTGTACCGCTGTTTGTAACCGTAAAGTATGCGGCGTATCCAAGGTTCTGTGTATTAGCAACGGGGGCGCCTGGATATACAGTATATTCTTTTTTCCAAACCTCAGTACCATTGTATGTTACGGTTTTACAATACGTCCCATTAAATATTACATTACCGGACGGAGGTACATTTGTGCCATTAAACCATAAAGCCATAATAACACATCCTTAACTATAACTAATACTAAGGTTTGTTCCAGACAAACTCATACTAATATTAGACGAACGACGAGCATTAGATAGTCTGCCATCGTTACCTTGACATACAGTACCAGCAGAACTACCAAAGTTTTTATTGAATGCTGTATTTTTGGTGAATGCTGGTTCGGCACCTACATTGGATGGACTAAGCGTCATATTTGCCGTAGCGCTTCCGTCATAGTTTACTAACGCGGTTCCACTGTTGCTCATAATAACCAGAGCGTTAGTTACCTTGTTGGCTTGCGCTACAACAGTAGTGCCATCGGTTATATCAGAAATGTCGCTTTCTATTTGTGTAATACTATTATCTACCGTTGTAAACTTAGAGGTAATAGTGGAGAATCGTTTGAGTATTTTGCCAAATAAAATAGACAATTTATCGCCAGAAGCTATGTCGGTATCGGTAGCAGCCTCTGTGAAAGTAACAGTAACGTCAGAACCATCACCAGTTTTGTCAAGTTTATTGAGAAATGCTGGTGTTCTATCGGTTACAAAATCTGTCATTTTGACTTCAACTTGGCCGCCTGTTACAACGGTGAGCGGCCCGGCGGCGTTGTCAATGTCCAACGGGTCGGTGGCGTAGGTTTCGGGCGCGGCGAGCTGGTAGGCTACTTGGACGGGTGTGCCAGCTTCTTTTTGGGCGGAGAGGTAGGCTTTCCAGTTCGCCAGACCGCCTTCGTCGCCGGTATAATCGCCGTTTGGGTTATATACTACTGCCGCACCGTTATCAGTAAGCCCGATTTTTCCTTTGCCATATGTCCCATATGGATAATAAGAACACACACCATTGACTCGATTCGCAGGCGTTGGCCATGCGGGGGTGTAATCAAGATAAAACATGCCCTCGTAAAGATGTGAAGCCTCCGTCCCATCCAGCTCCACAAAGCCCACATTGTACGTCACAACGAGCTTTTCAGCGCTTTCGTAGTCCTGCCGCGTGACGCACTTATCCTTGACATCGCCCACACGTCGTAGCGGGCGCGGGATGGGGAGAGTTGTCACGCTCGGCTCAACATATGGCACAAACGGTACAGGTTCGATGCCTTGAGCAATCATGATGTGGAATGTTTCGTCTATGGTTTGGTCTGGCAAAAGTGACAAAAAGATATGCATGCCAGTATAACCGCTTTTAATTTTCGTAGTTACACTGGTATAACCTGCTGATAAGTAGACATTTTCAACCTTACCGCTTGGGCTATGAGACTGAAAAGCCATTCCAACAGATGCCGGAGAACTAAGACTTATTGTAATATCCCCTGAAACAATAGACGATGGGATATTTATTCTTACTAACACTGGCCACGTATCTTTTGTGGCTGTTCCTCTAGCCGTTACGCTACCATCAGCATTAGCAATGATTGATATACCATTACTCTCACCCTCATTTGGCTTCGCCAAATTTATAGGTGTGTGCTGCTCGAACAGGATGGCACTATCCACCCCCGTGAGCGCCAAGGGGGCCTCCGTCGTCCCGCCCTGCGGGGTCTCGCCGTAGGCGGTTATGGACGCGATACGGTTTTGACCAACATACTCAACCGATACAGGTTCGCCATCATACACAGCGGCGGCACTGTTTGCCATATTAGCCACTTGTACGACGTTGCCGTTTTCATCAAGCGTAGCGATACCATTGGGTTGGGCAGCTTTTTTGCCGGAGCTTTCAATCGTTCCATTTTCTGCTATTTGCAAAATGTCTTTAGGTTCGCCTACAACAGTAATGGAAGCGCCACTTGTAATGCCTATAACAACAAATTGTGTTCCATCATACAAACACAACACAGGGCTATTGGCAACAAAATCACCAGCATCTACTGCTTTAAGTACACCATCGGAACCATATTTCATAACATCTTTATTCGTGGTTCCGTTAATATTGATTTGTACAGCACCAGTGTTCTTTTGATTTAACGAAAGAACAATTAGCTGTTCGTTTTTATATCCGGGATAGTTCGCTACACTAGCAGTATATAACGAACCAGCAGAATATGTACCTTTTACAACAAATGCTGATGGTGTAGCATTTATGCTATCAATAGCATCAGAATGTTGTTTAAGCACAGTATCTATAACATAAAAGTTACTTGTACTCTGACTGCCAGCGGTGGCAACACGGAAATCCAAGAACCTTACATCAGTGTCAGTGCTGCTATACACTGAAAAGCTATAATTTGGCGTTGTAGCCATTATACCACTCCTTTTTCATTTCTTTACCATGTTGCCGTTGTTCGTGGCAATAACAAGGTGCGGCTTATAAGTATAATTATTATGACATAATAAAATCCAATTCTCCAAGCGTACTACCGTCCATCTCACCAAGCGTTTTTGGGTCTAGTTCACCAAGTAATCTAAATCTACCAACTAATGGCTGTGCTGTTATTTTCAACATTACTGGTATGGTTGTGGTAGCCTTGACAAGCATTTTCATACTTGCTACAATATTGCTTGTCATGGTAATAGTAATGAGATTTGATACTATCGACTTGAAAGAGACAATTAAATTGGTTTTTATCGGGGTAACTTTATTTGCCATTAACATTCTAAGTTTGACACGATTAGCTACTACTGAAAACAAATATTGTGTCTTAATAGTAACCTTTGACAGTAACTTAGCTTTCAAAGAAGATATAATCTTTATTGTGTTGATGTTGTTGAACAGCAAAGTTACCAGTCTAGGAAACGTAGCTGCTATTATTGTAAATGAACGCTTGGCATTGGCATATATTTTGAACGGCTTCATTAAATCGCCTCCGTTCTAGAATTACACAAGCTGAATCTTCATTGAGTTAATAGCAAACAAAAGAATCGTAGCTGTCTGAACCGTTCTAGGAGTAGTCAAAGCATCGTAATAAAGTATGTTGCCACCGCCTGTTGTAGCTGAATCAGCAATGAATACATGCGTGATAGTACCCCATGCTGTTGTACTTTCTGGGAACTCAAACTGTACCTTATTCTGTACGATACCGCCAGTAGAATCTGTGAAGTTTGTTTTGTTATTTGTGACTGCTACTCTCTTGTATCCGCCACCAGTCGGCTCTGTAACACCAGTACCAGCCGCATTTATAGCAGTAGTAGAAAGCCCAATATAATACGTACCGTTCGGCGTAAACGATGTAGCGCCGAACAGATAGTTATTGAGTCTATTGGCCTGATAAGTTGTAATAGCCAAAGAAATCACTCCTTAGTTTATTTATAGGTTATAGTATATGGGCTAGAGCAATACTAACCCATATACTGTGAAATATTTACTTTCATGCTCTGATTTTTGGAATAATTGTGATAACGCCCTGCTGATATACATACTCGTCGCCTTTGTAGTCTACAAGAACAGGCTGTTGTATGAATTTACCAGACAGGTTTTCAGTATTTGAACTACTAAGTTTTACAACGAAGTTATTACCACCGAATATTTCTCCCGGCAAATCTAAAACGGCTACGTCGGGTTGCCCTACATAACACAGTCTCCAACGCGCTGTTGAACTGCTCAAATCCAAAGGAGTTCCGTCCTTATAGAAATAAGAAAATTCAAGCGTTTCAGAGTCGCCAGCAATCATGGCAAATTCACCTAGCTGATTAACTTCTATACAGAATACGCCATTAGCCATTATACTCTCCTTCTTTCAAGTCTGGCTCCTTTGATTGATAGTTGTCGCATTCGACAAACAGTTCTTCAATAACATTCATAACACCAGCGACAATAGCGCAATTCTGTTTGCCGCTTACTTGAATAGTGTTAAGAGCATTATATATAGATTGCAATTTTTCTTTCATTTTCCGGTTCCTCCGTTATAATATTTAATCGCAGCAAACTATGCTACTATTGGTAGCTTAAATGCTGCGAATGCAAATATAGCAAATTTGCAAGCGAATAAACTTACGACATCAGTAATAACAACCGATGGAACGCTTGGTATTAGATGTACAACCCTTGTAGCTTCGTCTACTGGTAATGTGTATGGTACGTTTAGATGTGGTGCGTTAATAGTAGACGGAACACAAGCTTTCTGGAAAACCGCAACAATAAGCGGTGTTACAATCAATTATCTGGGAAGATAATTAATAAACTTTCTAATTTATCAGCTGATGTAGCATTTATAAAAAGTACAGTTTCAGTCGGAGGTATCACAACAAATGGGTTCGTGCATGCTCAAGATGGTGTTTTTGGTACAATGACTGTAAATGGTGGCGCTCTCAAACAAACAGCGGGCGTTATAATTAATGGAACGAGGTATAATTTGTGGACTTGGTGATGTTTTAACGTCCAAGATAGCGTATTGTTGTTCCAGATATTGTAGTTGTTTTCCAAGAGGCTGCGTTTCCACCAACCGTAATAGCACTAGAACTACAATCAAGTAGGCTGGTGTATAAAGAGCCAGTTTGTACACTACTATAAGCCCTAAGTGTGCTACAAAATATACCCAAAGAGCCTCCTTCGGATGTTATAGTTGAGGACGTTAGCTTTGTTGCTGATAAATTAGAAATTTGAGCATTCGCAGCATTTAAGCTACCAATAGTAGCATAGTTTGCTGCGACATAATTAGCGTCAACCTTACTGGCTGCAAGCGTATTCACTCTGGCTAATTCAGCGTTCATTTCATCAACAAATATTTTAGTGGCATATACAGTATCAAGTTTTTCAGCAGTTACAGAACCGTTTTGTATGTTGTTTGTTTTGATCTGGTCGCCAAGATTTGAAGCATAAATTCTCCCGTTGAACGTAGCTGATGTTGGTGTCCACGAAAGCAAACTCAATTTACCATATCCATTAGACGCAATATAGTCGCCACTAGCTGTATTATACAGTCTATCAGTTCCTATTTGCCATCCGCCAATAGAACCACTTGTGGCAGTTATTTGGCCATTAATCACGAGGTTTCCATTCGTGTCAACATAGAACTGATTGGCCCAGTTAGAACTCGTATTCGGCCTTGTCTGTATGCTGATTCCATCAGTTGGATTCAACTTAATTTGACTTTTACCGTTGTCTGATACAATAGTAAAAGAAGCATTATTGAGTACAGCACCGTTGGAATCCAATACGAAGTTGTTATTATCGTTGGTTATCTGTAATTGATTACCAGCGATAAGTTTTCCCACAATTGCGTCCGCCACAAGGCCGAATACGTTCTGTCCATTAAGGTTTATTTGCCCCAAAGCAAGCCCTGCTGTTTGCCAGTTGTTGCTTGTAAACGCAAGAGTATTGGATGTAAGCCACACTTGGTTAGGGCTATAATCTCCATTATCTGTCTGGTTTCTTCCGCGCAACCCATTCTGGTTAATAACAATTTCTTGGTTTGTGGCATTAATAACGTTGTTCTTTGAAGTATCAAGAGCAGAATTGATAAACTCCGAAACAGTGTTGTTCATTCCACTGTTTACATATTCGCCCCATTTACCAGCATCGAATTTGACGCTAGAACCCGCCTTAATAGCATCACCAAATAAATCTCTAAACGTATACGCACCAGAATCCAGTCTATAACGATTACCGAATACTAATGAGAAGTTTGTGGGGTCGTCAAGTTGAACATTGAGTTCAAGTAAGACTGGTGTTATACGTTGTCCTTCGTCTTTTTCAATATTGACAATACACCCGAGTTCAAGTTGTGAGCTGAACTTCTGAAATTCTTTTAAGAATAAGAAGTTTACACTGTCGACTGTGAATTCAAAACGTGGCTGTGCTACTCTTGAAAGTACATATTGTCCTTGTGTATACAAAGACATCGCTACGTCTTGAATTTCACTATTATCCATTTCAGTCGTTGTAATGAAACTCTCATTTTGATATGTGTTTTCAATAGTATATGTTTTGAGTTCATTGTATTGTGCTTCTGTGAAGTTATTTGCGAAAGACAAAGAGTCGTTAATTTGCTTTAAGGAGTTGTTTATGGTTTCAAGTTCGCCATTTATACCAGTAATCTTGTTCTCTTGCGCTGTTACAGCCGCGTTAGCTGCGTTTAACTCATTAACTTTGGCAGTATATTCAGGTGTATTCTTGAGGTCGCCCTCAATCATAACCTTTACAACGCCCTCAATTGTATCTCGCTCTGTTTTTAAGTCCGCTAAATCAGATTTTGCCGTTACTAACTCATTGTTTTTATCTTTATATTGAGTCAATAGGGTGGCATATTGTGGTTGCTTTGCTGTTATAGCAGCCTCCCACGCTTTAATAGCATCTATTAAATCTTGATTCATCCACTCAGTCGTAGCAAAATAACTATAATCATATATTGTGTTGCTACCAAGTGGGTTCACCGCTGATATACCAAGATTATTGCCACCATACAC